GGCAGATGTAATCGAGGTAAATTGCACCACCAACGAGGTGACAATACGCCCACAAACCGCTGAAGAAATTGCAGCAGCCGAGGCAGCAGCCGCACAAGCTGCCGCTGACAAGGCAGCCGCCGATGCAGCAGAGAAGGCAAAGGCAGATGCAAAAGCAGCCGCTATCGCCAAGCTCGCCGCATTGGGGCTAACCGCTGACGAAGTGGCAGCGCTGACAGCGTAAATGGATCCAGAGGATACTGTTGTTCTGTACGACACAGAGGACAAAATCCGCAAGGTTGAAGAATTAAGTATTTGGTTTGGATAGGCCGCCTTCGGGCGGCCTTTACTATTAGGGAGAGTAAGTGGCACTAGACGGTTTTCGGCACATTGCAGAACGCCCTGCGGATCCTATTGGTCAACCAAGTACGGCGGGCAACACCTTTGTCAATACATCCAACAACTTTGACTGCGCCATTGCTGGCTTGCCATTCTTCTTTGGCATTAACGACAAGTACCCTTACAAGCGCGAAACTGCGCAGTACCGTAAGCAACAAGTTGATATGCAGAAAGAGCCTGGTGAGCAGACTCTCACTGGCTGGTGGCTGCGCGCCCAGTCTAGCTTCCACTATGGCGCTGGTATTCGCTACGAAGAACCAGTTGAAGGCGACACGGTTAACCTGCGCTTCAATAAGTCTGCTGGCGTAGAAGTATTTAACACTGGTCGCGTTGACCTGCTCCCTGATGTTGACCTGCTGTATTCCAGCAGCGGCACCAACATTATGATGGAAGGTGGCAACGATGGCACCAATGACTTTTCTCTTATTGCTGATGGCTCATCGGTCTACAAGGTAACGCAAGGTTCTGCCCCTACCTCTGTCACATGGGGTGGCTCTGGCGCAATCCTTGACATTGCCCACGATGGAACGTACTACTATGTAGCTAACGCTACAGGTATTTACAAAGGCCCACTCAGCCTTGGCACCAGCGGCACATTAGTCTTTACTCACCCAACTGCCAATACTGGCACTGTTACTAACGTAAAGATGAACTGGGTGAAGCAGCGTCTTATCGCTGGCGTAAATAACTACCTATTTGAGATTACTCCTATCACCAGCTACACCGTCACTGGCACAGTGCTTGGACCATACAGCAACGCCAGCATGTCCTATACAGGTAACGTGGCTGTCATCACCACTTCTGGCGTACACAATTTTACCACTGGATCATTGGTTACCGTCTCATCCGTTGGCTCTCCTTACAACGGCACATGGGAAGTACTAGATGTTCCTACCCCTTACCAGGTAGCGCTAAATATCCAGAACGCCAACGTGGCTCCGAACAACTCAGCCACTGGCTCTATCGTTCTTTCTACAAACAACACAACCCCCATCTACGCTCACACTAATGCCAAGTGGGTATGGACTGGCGTATGCGAAGGCCCTAACGCCATCTATGTCAGCGGCTATGTTGGTGATGTGTCTAGCGTGTATCGTCTTTCCCTTGATACAACAGGCGCAGTGCCATTGCTCAACAAGGCACTGACTGCTGCTGACATGCCACGTGGCGAGATTATTCTTAGCCTTGGTTCATATGTCGGCAAGTACATGGTTTTTGGAACTAACCGTGGTGTGCGTGTAGGAACTATCGACACGTCAGGCTTTGTCTCTTCTGGTTATGTTACCTATGGCCCAATGACTGTTATTACCCAGGGCTATGATCCAGCTACTGCTAGCTACCTCACCCCATCGGGAACTGACGGCTGGGTGAATTATGTTGCCTTTAATGACCGCTTTGCCTATTGCACCGTCAGCAACTACATCGACAACGGAGATGGCACTAAGTCCTCTGGTCTAGTCAAGCTTGACCTTGGCAAAGAAATTGCTGCTAACCAAGTGGCTTACGCCACCAACCTTCGTGCGCCTGCTGGCGTTACAGGAACTGCGCAGGATGTTGCCGTCTATGGCAAGTCCAACCGCATGATGTTTAGCATCCAGGGCAAGGGTGTATATATTCAGACAGACCCAACCAACTCCAATTCATCGGGTCAGCTTGTCTCCAGTGGCTATATCCAGACTGGTCAGATTCGCTACCTTACTTTGGAAGACAAGCACTTCAAGCTCATTAAGGCTCGTATCACCACGCCTGTTACTGGCAAGGTTAAAGTCTCTAGCGTTGACCCAACACTTTATGTCAACGACCTTTTGACTATCGACGAGAACTACGATCTAACTCAAGACATTACCACGGGTATTGACGTGCCCCTTGAGTCGCTTGGCTTTAGGTTCACGCTCTATCGCACCAGCGATGGCTTACACGGCAGCACACTTAATGGCTATCAGCTCAAGGCTGTACCTGCTGTACGCCGTGAGCGTTCTATCAACGTGCCCGTTCTTGTCTATGACTTTGAGCAGGACCGTTACAACATGGCCCTTGGCTATGAAGGCTATGCAGCCGAAAGATTGTTCGCTCTGGAAAACATTGAGTCGAATGGAGACGTAGTTGTTCTGCAAGATTTTACAACAAACGAAACAGTCCAAGGCGTTATCGACTCTCTTTCCTTTGTTCGCATGTCACCACCTGACCGACGCTTCAAAGGGTTTGGCGGTATTTGCTACATCCAGTTCCGTACCACTAACCTCTAAAAGCTAGGTTAGGAATGACTACCAAAGTGGATATAACCACCATCCTTTACAACACTGTCTTTACCGTTGGCGCTACTGCCACAGGTATTTGGTACATCTTTAAGCATGGCGTACAAAACGTCATCAAGGATATGGACAAGGACAGCAAAGAGGATATTAAAGTTATCAAGCATGAAGTTTTGCCCAACTCTGGCGGATCATTAAACGATGCTATCAACAAGCGCGTCATCCCCATGATTGAGACTTTGGTAGAGAAGCAACAGAATATAGCGGTAGACCTGGGCACACTCAATGGCAAGTTTGAGCAGCATATTCGGGAGCATAATGATTAATCTTTTTAAGAAGAAATACATCCACGAAGCTACTGGCGATGTGCTGACCTTCTCTGAACAGATTAGCTGGAAGATCCAAGGCATTATTCGCAACTGGTTCTTCGTCATCCTCTGGACTGGCGTTACATTTGTCTGGTGGGCGCAACCTACTTGGTTCACCGATACTCACGCCTACATTAAGTGGATGAACCTAGCCTCATGGCTAGCAGTTACCGTAGAACTTATCATCGGTATTGCCATGATTGGCCAGACCAAGCGCGATGCGATGATTATTCGCCACATCTTGAAGTTAGAGAAGCAGGAGATTGAGCATCTCCAGGACCTATTGGAGAACGATGACAAGCTATGAGCCACGCATAGGCGACTATGGCGTAGTCCGCACTGGCGGTTTTTTCGGCAAGCTCATTCGGTTAGGAACAATATCTCGTTGGAACCATGCGTTTATCTATGTTGGTAATGGCAAGATTGTGGAAGCTAATCCCACTGGCGTTGCTCTTAGCAACCTTAACGATTACCCATTGGTTGCATGGAACCAGCACGAAGAGCTGTCTGCGGAACAACGCAACGCGATTGTTTATCATGCCAACCTGGCAATCGGACGGCCATACAATTTTGGCATTATCTTCATGCTTGCGTTTCGTGCGTTAGGCGTAAAAATTTTTCCCAAGAAGTTTCTCCACTACCTTGCAAATCATGCTGGGTACATCTGCTCGGAACTTGTAGCAGAGTGCTACCAGAAGGCTGGCTTTCCAGTCTGCGCTAACCCAGATGTATGCAACCCAGGAGACTTAGCAGAAAGGTTGATATGGCAGTAACATACCCATTCATCCAAGCACGTAACTACACCAAGGGCCGTGCTGGTCATACCCCACGCCTGATCGTTATTCACACCATGGAAACGCCAGAGACAGAAGGTCGTGCCAAGCAAGTAGCCGCATGGTTCGCAGGCACTACAGCACCACAAGCCTCTGCCCACTATATGTGTGACGACAAGCAGGTTATCCAGTCCGTCCTAGAGACAGATACGGCATGGGCTGTCGATGACTACGCTCTAAACCAAGAGTCTATTTCTATTGAGCATGCAGGTTCTGCGGCTCAAACTCCAGCCCAATGGGGCGATGGCTACAGCATCGCAGAACTACACGTTTCTGCGGCCCTAGCAGCCGATATAGCTCGTCGTAACCACATCCCCCTAGTGAAGCTATCACCAGAGGATGTACTGGCTGGTAAAGCGGGTTTTTGCGGACATAACGACATTACCCTTGCCAAGAAAATAGCTGGCGGACATACGGATCCAGGTGCAAATTTCCCATGGGATGCGTACTTAAAAGCCGTAGCTATGGTACCGTAGTAGGGCTGGGACAATCCAGCATCTCACTATAGGGAGAATTATGAAGTTCAACAAAGCTATCGTAGAGCATTACCTTGCCGCACTTCTTGTTGCTGGCGTATCTATCTGGCAGACTGGTAACCATCACCTCAAGGCTGTAGCCTGGGCTGCTGTTGTAGCAGTTCTCGGACCTGTCGCCGTTGGTGCATATAACCATTTCAAGACAGCGGCTGCGGCACCAACGCCACCAGCTAAGTAATATCGCGCTTGAACCGTCCCTGTGTAATCCGCAAGGATAGGCCAAACGGCTAGCGTGTAGAAAATGCCCCTCGCTTAACAGCGGGGGGTTATTTTTTTATGCCATTTTACAGAATTATCAGTTGATTATTATATATATTATATATTATATATAGGCGCTGGAAGCGCCGTATCTATTTATGTAATTCGCTACGCTCATAGTATAACCATAGGAAATTTTTTCCGTCAATTTGTATCCTCATAGGGCGTGTCGCCTTGCAGGCATGGGGGAATGTCAGTCGCGGGTGCTACACTTCAGCCATGAATAAATCAGATACGCCCCTCATTGGGCACCGTTCATTTAGCTCGTTCACCTCATGGCTGCGCTGCGGCAAAGCCTGGCAACTAGAACGCGGTCAAGCTATCCAAGGCGATCCTGCTTGGTGGTTTGTCGGCGGCTCTGCGTTCCACGAAGCAGTGGAGAAATACCTACTAGCTACGTTGGAAAACAATGGCGAAGAAAGAGCCTAAGCCAATTAAGGACCTTGTCGTCATTCATGGCGAGAAGGCTGACTACACCAGCTTAGGACCTATCCGTGTCTGCCCATGCGGGTCTGACACATGGCACCTCAAAGTCAAGTTCCATGACGACAACACCATTGGCATGTACTTTACAGATATGCAATGTGTGTTATGCTCCAGCCTCGCACAAGCGCCTTATCCAGAACGGGGAGAGTAATGATTAGAACATGGTACGGCAGTTTTATGTACAAGCTTAGCGTCTGGGCAATGGCTCAGTCTATGAAAACAGTTGACTCAGTAGAACTACAATGGGATGGATGGATCGAAGACGATGAGTGCTAGACGAGCAAAGGTAATTAGCCAGGAAGCTTTCCAGAAAGCTTTTGTCGAAACAGAAATTGTCATGCGCAAAGAGCTTGCTCGTCGCATTATGATTGCGTTCAACGATAACGTTGAAGATACATCCGAGAAGGCACAGGGCCGTCGTGATGGCTTGCTAGAAGCAAAGAAAATTATTCTCGGAGAAGAAGTGCCCAGTGAGTCTTGATCTAAAAGCCCTATGGGATACAGCGTTCCTTGACCAGATTGGTGATGTAGAACGCAAGACTGGCACTAACCCAAATGACTGGCGCACTGGTGGTCGCAAGACTGTAGCCAACCCCAACAAGGAAGATAAAGCTTGGTGGGATGAGAACGGCTACAAGATGCTTCAGGATTTTGTATCGTCCTTTGTGAACAACAAGTGGAAGATTTGGATTGCACCTGACGGTAAGCCAGGGGTGGAACTTCCCTTTGAAGTTGCCTTTGGCGATGTAAAGATTAAAGGCTTTGCCGATATGGTGTTAGAGAATTTCGATGGCTCACTCACTGTCGTGGATCTAAAGACTGGCTCCAGCACACCTGACTCATCCTTGCAGCTTGGCGTGTACGCGTCCTGCATTGAGATGCTCTATGGTGTACGCCCACTCTACGGTGCGTACTATGACGCACGTGGCGCATGCCTGGAACCATCGGCAGGCATTGAGCGCTGGACCATTCCTGTACTGACAGAGATGTTTGCCCAGTTTGAACGCGGCTTACAGGCAGAAATTTTTTTACCCAATGTCGGCATGTCGTGTCGCACATGTGGCGTAAAGGACTATTGTTACGCCGTCGGTGGCCCATTGGCCAAAGATTTTGACCCACTAGCTAAAGCAAAATAAGGAGAAAGAATATGGCAGCACAAAACAACACCAAGTTCCAGGTCAACTTTAAGTTGGCTGACGGAACGCTTATCAACCTCTACGCTGACGATGCAGCTGAATTGGATGCAGAGCTGGCGAACATTCAAGACTCTGCTGCACAAATCGCAGCAGTCTCTGGCTCATTGGCTAATGCCAATGGTGTGCGCAATGCAGTCGTTGGTCTTGGTGCTACACCAGTAGCATCAGACGAGCCAGTGTGGGCAGCTAAGTCTGCACCAGCACCAGTGGCAGCAGCGCCTGCTCAGCCACAGATTGCAGGATCAACACCAACCTGCGTTCACGGACCAATGAAGTTCGTGCAGGGTGGCGTGTCATCCAAGACAGGAAAGCCATACAACGCTTTCTACTCTTGCACCAGTTCTGACCGCGCCAACCAGTGCCGTACTAAGTCTGCATAGTTAATGCTATCGCTGTCGCAAGCAGCGGCTAAGTCAACCAATGACCATGCTATCTTGCCTGACCTATTCCCAACGCTTCAGAACGAAGGGATTAGGTTCAGGCGGGGGCAGTTGACAATGATTGCTGGCGCTCCTAACGCTGGTAAGTCATTGTTGGCATTGCACTTTGCCGTTCACATGAAAGTACCAACGCTGTATATCAGCGCTGATACTGATGCTTACACGACTGCGATTCGCGCTGCCGCTATGATTAGCGGTCACAGAGTATCAACGGTGGAAGAAGGCTTTGCCACTGAAGAAGGCACTCAGTTTTATTCGGATCAACTGGATAGCATTAGCCACCTTCAGTTTGATTTTGCACCGTCACCTACTCTGGACGAAATTTATCTAGCCATTGACGCGTATGCTGAGGCATACGGTGAGTATCCCCACCTGCTCATAGTGGACAATGCCATGAACGTTGTGTCTATGCACGAAAACGAATGGTCTGGTCTGCGTGAGATAGCCAAGGCAATGCACCACATTGCTAGAGAGACAGAGGCAGCGGTATTCCTGCTACACCACACCAGCGAAGGTGAGGGTCAGGCAGATATGCCACCGAGTCGCAAGTCCATTCAAGGTAAAATCTCTCAGCTGCCTGAAATGATTATTACCGTAGCCCTTCTGCCTTATACAGGTGAGTTTAGAATTGCGGCTGTTAAGAACCGCTTTGCTAAGAACAGCGCCAGTGGCGCTCAGTATGTATCCCTATGGACAGATGCTTCCCGCATGCTTGTATATAACTACAGATCAACAGAGCAGATTGGGTACGCGTATGGCCAGTAAAGAAGATTACTTTGTCACCGCAGAACATATTGTCCTAGTGGACAACACCCCAGAGGAAATGTCATTGGCGCGTCGTTTCCTTATGAAGCACAACGCTTCCGACCTATGTGAGATACTTGGGCTATGAAGCAATCAGATGCTATTAGGTTTGAAATTTTGCACATGTGCAAATGCGATGACTGCCTCAATGCAAAGCTTGATAAATTCAAGGAAGCTGTAGAGAAGGAGACA